CTATAGTAACAGTAACTGGTGGTGATACATTTGTAATGACTGGTTCAGGAAGACCTGTAAAGACACTCCTAACTGGAGGAATACCAATCTCCTTAATAGGTTCAACTTTCACATCACGAATATCAGGCATCAGTCTTTAAAGATATTAGCGACGGCAGTAAACAGATGAAAGAAAATCACATACAAGAAAAACTTGTCTTGATTATCATTTCTCTTTTTAGCAGGTACTGATCTAGCCATAGTCTAGACATAAAACTTCATTACTATTTAACAACTCTCACCGTTCTGTCAGAAAGGCAACACACCACCAGTTGATTTGGGTAGTTCTGCTGGTGCTGGAATCTCTGGCATAGCAGCATCTACCATACCAGGAAGTGCCTCTGTGATTGCTTCTGTGATTGCTTCAGTTGCTTTTGCTCTGGCATCTTCGATGAGAGCATCTTTGTTGACATAAAGATATGCTCCACCACCTAGAACTGATAGTGATACCAGTCCAGATAGTAGAGCAATAACGTTAACTAGATTTTGCATCGTCGTCATCCTCTTTCTTTTTCTTTTTATCCTTACTAGGAAGAACCCCAAAAGTAGCTAACGTCCCAGTAAAGACGCTGGCGATGAAAGTCGGATCGATTTTATCCTGCTTGGGGAATACAGGAATGGTTACATAGTTTAAGGTTAATATACTGGCTGCCCATAACAAAATAATTAGACGAACTACCGCTGATAGTCCTTCATCCCACCACTGATAGCCATCGTGGTCTTTCTTTTCCATTATGGAGCGTATAAACTTACCCATAGCTATTTAGTAATATACCCGTTCTTCACCAACCACTTACGGGTGAGTGGTGTAGGTTTGTAAACTTCCCACATAGGTGTGTCTGAAGCACAGGCATGTAGGGCATTCATTGTCATATTTTCTGTATGTCCCGCCCAAAATGCTTCTTTCTCCCAAGGCCATGCTTCTTTAGGATAGGTATCCTCCACAACTTTCTGCCAATACTTTGGTACATTTTCTTCAGGTTGAATGATAGCAACCATACTGTTATCAATGGTGCCTGCCATACAATCTTGAGCGGCATGATAACCTTCATGTCTCATCACCGCCATCAAAGCACTGGGACGACCCATAAATGCTTTGTTGAGGAAAAATCTATTGTGTTTAGAATGATATAGTCCTCTGGCACCTACAGCAAAATACCTTTGGTCTGCTAAAAACACGTCAATTCCGATCTGATTGAGATAAACGAGCATGGAGTTGAACTCGTTAGCAACATAAGTAAAACGCTCAGGATTATCATACTCAGTAGACACATCAAGTAAACTGAAGACTTGTTTGACATCCTCCACACACTCCCTGAGAATCATACACCCAGTAGCAGATAGTGAAAATGGTTTTACTTCTGGGTCTTTTGCTAATGCTGGTGTAGCAAGTGTAAGTGCTGCTGCTACACTAAGAATTTTTTTGATCATAGTTTAATATCCAATATACTACATATCCTACGCCAATCAAAAGCAAAATTATACTGATGATTATGCTCCAAGTTGGGTCATTAATATCATTCAGTGGTTTCAGTATCAGATTCATGACGAGAGAATGGTTCCCAATGTTCCCATCCATATTTATGTACCGCCCACATACCTAAAATTGGTACAAAAACAAGGGCGAAGGACATAAATCCTAGCGCCCATGTGTTCTCCATTGTGTGCCTGACAAATAGTTGAACGTGTGTCATGCTGGATAGTCCCATTGAGTAATTCTATCTGTCTTATGTTGTGGACCCCATCCACCAACATAGATGTAAGGAACTGTACGAATAGGACAAAGTTCTCCAGTACAAAGAAGGTCATCAACAATCCTCCAACTCTCCATTACTTCATCTGCGTGTACGAAATGGGATTGGTTTCCATTGATGGCATCGAATAGCAGTCGTTCGTATCCATCGATGGACCTATCAGATGGATAATCAACAGTAAGTGTTGCAAGTTCCAGACCATCATCCAGACCGGGAGACTTAATATCGACCCGAATATCGAGGTGGGGATTAGGTTGAATACGAATAACAATCCTATCATTTACCTCTCCCTCATATAGTTTTAGTGGTGGTGTTTTGAGTTTAATAACTACCTCTACACATTGGTATGGTAGTTTCTTACCAGTCAGGACGCGAAAAGGAACCCCCTCCCAGCGCCAGTTATCACAGTATAAAGTACCAGCAACGAAGGTAGGAGTGCCACTGTTAGGATCAACACCCTCTTCATCACGATAGCCGCTGTATTGTCCAAGGATTGTGTCCTCCCCTAAACGTGTGGCGGCAAGAACTTTAGTCTTCTCCCGCCTGATTTCTCTAGCATCCATTCTACATGGTGCTTCCATGGCAATCAAGGAATAAACCTGTAGAATATGGTTCTGTAGCATATCACGAACGGCACCAGCAGTCTCATAGTATTGACTGCGACCTTCACAACCGATAGTTTCGGTAGCAAAGATTTGTACTTCATCTATATATTGCCGGTTCCATAGTGGTTCAAGCAAAATGTTACTAAACCGTGTAGCAAGAATGTTATCGACAGTATCTTTACCAAGATAATGGTCAATACGATATACTTGTTTCTCGCGTAGATGTCTAGCAACCAAAGTTGATAGATTATCAGCAGATTTATAATCGTGCCCAAAAGGTTTCTCGATAACCACTCTGGAGTGGTCCGGGTCGTCGAGTTTTCCTGCTTGTTTGAGATTGGTGATGGCATTAGCATACCTCTCTGGTGGTACAGATAAGAAATAGGTATTATCATGTAGATAATCTGGAAGGTGAGATAGTGTATCTACATTATCCAGGTCAGCGGAAATGTAATCTAAATGATATAGAAATTCATCAGGATAATCACCAAGAGATTCTTTCCATTGTGCTGCTGTTGGTGCTCTTCTGGCACAACCAGTAATTAAGTAGTTCTCTGGAAGCAATCCTTTCTTCCAGAGATTATGCAATGCTGGAATAAGTTTCTTCTTGCAAAGATCTCCAGTGGCACCAAAAATAACGATGCCTGCGCTAGTGTGCTGTTCCATTTCCATCATATTTGTCTGATTCATAGTAGTTATTTTCACCCTTTCGTATCCCGAAATATATTGTGGATAGTACAAAAGGTATTGCGATCCATTTGAGTGCTTCACCTAACATCATGACCACCAAACATTGCTCTCATTCCATTCAATACTTTGTTGGCAAATCGTCCAAGTCTTCTGCTTTCAAATCTTGAGTATAATGCACTGCTAATGACAGGAGCGGGTACACCAAGATCCACAGCAGCGTGAACCGTCCAACGACCCTCACCACTATCGCTAACTCCCCCATCGAACTTGCTAAGCTCTCTATCGCGCCGTAAAACATCAGCGGTAAGATCAAGTAACCAAGACCCAACCACAGAACCACGACGCCATAACTCAGCAACTTTAGCAACGTTAATGTCGTAGCAATAGTCTGCTGGGTTATCCATTGGAGCGACTTCAGCATCTCCTTCTTTGACATATTGTGCTCCGGCATTTGCTTGCTCCAAGATATTAAATCCTTCAGCATATGCTTGCATGATGCCATACTCAATGCCGTTATGAACCATCTTCACAAAGTGACCTGCTCCAGGACCCCCACAATACATCCAACCGTACTCTTCAGGATACCAAGTGAAGTTGTCTCTGTCACTGGTCCTAGGGGCAGCAGAGATGCCTGGTGAGAGGGCGTCAAAGATAGGACGGCAGACGGATACTGCAGTATCTGCACCACCAACCATAAGACAGTATCCACGCTCCAGACCGTAAACACCACCACTAGTACCACAGTCAAGATATTGGATGCCCAGTTTAGACAACCTTTCTGCCCTGCGTCTAGAGTCTTTAAAATTGGAATTGCCATGATCAATAATAATATCACCTTCCACACAAAATTGTAATAACTCATTAAGTGTGTCCTCTACGGTTTCTGCTGGTACGACCATCATAAAAATACCAGGTACTTTACCTGCTGATGATCCATTATGAACTACTTGAACAAGGCTTTCCAGAGAAGTGGTATATCCACTGATATAACCCTTCTCATATTGTTCCTCAGCTTTTTTAACATTGTTGCGGTAACCATGTACTTCGATACCTGTTTTGATCATACGACGAGACATGCCCTCGCCCATTCGTCCTAATCCGATTAAACCTACTTTCATTTGATCAATTCCATTGCTTTATGTAGTTCTCTTGAATGCTCCAATTCATCATTTAAAATCTCAAGAATTTTGTCATCATGACCATTGAGTGCCAGATATTTTGCATACGTTGTAGCAGCATGAATTTCTATTTCATATGACAGATGGTATGCAGACTTAGGAGCCACCCAGTAATAAGCCACATTGATCCAATAATAAATGAGAACGAGGTGTCTGGCAAAAGCGCGATCGATCCAATAACGATTACCATCCCGACTTTCCATATACTCCAGATGCTCAGTTTCATTGATAGTTTGGGCAAAGTGTTCTTTCATCAAGTATAGATGTTCTGGACCACGCAAACCTAAAGACTCTCTTAAATGTAATACACTTAAGAAAGCAAAGTATGGTGCCCTTGCAATCTCTTCTAATACCCAAAACCTTTGAAAGTCTCTACCACGATAAAGATAATCAATAATTGAAATTGTAAATGAAAGAACAAGGGAATTAATTTTCTTCATATTCATCCTCATATAAAGGACAAGGTTCTTCAAAAAGATGTTCCATTCTAAGTTGTTTGATGCGTTCTAGAAGTCCTTTGTAGAACTCTCTCTTTTCGTCTTCCGTCATTTAGTTTTGTAGAGTTATTTTTAACCACGGAAAAATAGGATCTATTACTCCTATGAGTCGGAGGAGACCTTCAGCAAAAAGTGCAAGAACAACCCAACCAACACACATTGAAATAATCGAAGCATTACGATTGTGTTTTCGTATGGCATCATCAATCATCTCCTGACACTCTTCTTTAGTGACATAATGTACGGGTTCAATCTCATCCATTCTGTGACTCATCGTTCATCATTCGGTCCATAGGATCCGGTGATCCACTCACAATTGCACATGCTCTGTTATAAAAGAAATTATCTGTATTTCCTGATGCCTCGAAGGTTTCTTTGACTTTCACCCAGTTGTTATAGGTGTGCTCGTCCATGTTTCTTAGTTTGAAATACTTACTAGCTATAATAGTTAGTACCTAGTATTTGTCAACTTTGTTATGATTTCCTAAAAGTGTTTAAGAAAATATAAAAAAACGGAAAGGAGAGGATTCGAACCTCCGGTGCTACGAACACGGTTGTTTTCAAGACAACTGCAATAAACCACTCTGCCACCTTTCCAAACGGAGGATGTTGGATTCGAACCAACGGAGGTGTTACCCTCACGGTTTAGCAAACCGCTGCATTAGCCACTCTGCCAATCCTCCTATCGAACTTCAAAGTTCAATTTACGAACCTTTCGTTGTCGTCTTTGTTCCTGCCACTCAATATCTTGTTGCGTCAGAACACCCTTTTTATCTTTGGGTTGATTATAGTTTAACATAACAACTTCTGATAAGTCAACCGCAGATATTTTATCTCCACGAATAGTTGCCATATTTGGGCAACCACAAGAAACCGTCTTGCTTGGATGCCCTTCCATTTCCTTTCCGCAGGAACGGCACCTTACCTGTATTTTGTCCATCGTAAAACTATATACGTCTTCAGTTTTCAGTTATTTATCTTTTTTATTTCTAGATTCTAACATATACTCTACAGTATTGGCAACATCATTCATTGCATCTCTTAGAAATGGTTGTTGACCAGAGTGTTGTTCAGTCTTGGTGATACCGTTTTTCCACTCTTCTACAAGTGTCCAACGCCACTGTCCCATGCTCTTAGAATACCAAAGATTAATCTTCATCAGGTAACCGAGATTCCAATATATCTAGTCTACCTTGCAATCTAGCATTTTCACAAATTAACTGCATATGCTCATTTTCCATGTCTTCCAGACGATACTGGAGTCGTTCTACCAACTCATAAAGATTAGCACAATTTGCTACATTTTCTTCACCCCTGTCAGTTTCAAAGAACCAATCTAAAAATTTTTTTGTTCGTTTCTTCATAAAAAAAGAGGGGTCCGAAGACCCCCTATTATAGGGTCTTTAGTTGATGCTGTCAACTGCAGCAAGCGCCTTCTGTCGAAGACTTTCTGGGAGAGGTACATACCCAAGAGAGTCGGATTTTGCCTGTGCTTTTTCACTAAGCATATACCGAAGAGTGTCTTT